CGCATTGTTGAAGTGTGATAAACCTCGCAATTTTCATAAGGTATGCCGTTTTCATCACCACATACAAATCGGTCGGTAATGTTGCCTTTTTTGGCTTGGGTGTCGCTAGATGTTGCACCACTCCGAAAGTGCATTTTTGCGTTTGGTTTGTCGCAGTCAAAACCCCAATAAGGTTTATAAGCAAATACCGCAACATTGGCTAGTTTGCCGTCATTACATAACACTTTTTTAGATGTGATTCTATATACATAAATTCCCATAAATCCTCCAATAAATACAATACATCAATCAAAACTACATATTGCAACTTTAATCCTTTGTTTATAAGGCTGTCAAGCCCTTTTCCTACTTTTTACTACTTTTTTATACTATGACATACCCTAATGATTATTTATACAGGGCTGGGTTTGCATACAGTAAAGAATAGGTATATGATTTGTTCTCATAACATACCTACGATTTACCACCAAGTTAAACAAGATCCACCAACCCGAAAAAGACCGCAATTATTCCAATATGGCTAAGATCAGTAAGAGAGAGATAAGAGAGGGACTAGAGCAAATCCCAATAGAGCAATTACTACTAGGATCAGCCAATTCTAGGGAACTCACACATAAACAAAAGACATTCGCTAAACAGGTCGCACTAGGAAAGCCAAAGACAGAGGCTTATAGAATCGCCTATGACACTAAGGCAAAGAAATCCACCCAAGCGACAGACGCACATAAGGTAGCAAACAACCCGAATGTATCCCAGATGATCGAGGCGTATAAGAGGGCTTTTGAAGCGAGGGAATATCAAAAACCCGAAAGACTAAGAGAGCTTGTTATACATCAACTGACAGAAATGGCTCTAAACCCTGAGGTAAAAGACGCACAACGGATACGATCCCTTGAACTCTTGGGTAAGGTGTCGGAAGTAGGTGCGTTTACTGAACGGAAAGAAACGAAGGTAATACATGAGAGCAGTAAGATAAAGGAAAAACTACTAGAGCAGTTAAAGACGATCATCAATGTAGACGCAAAAGAGCTAGACGATTCAGGCGACAGTCTGCTTAGGGAATTATCGGGTCAGAATCCAACAGAAACGGAAGCAGAAAACGAGAACCCCACCACCACCCGACCCCCCTATATTGACCATGCGGATGGGGGAACTGTAATACATAGTATTCCACACATCCAATCCGCCTCTTCTGACGTCTCTGAACCAGCCGATTCCGAAGAAACTAAAAAAACGCCTCTGCAAGCTACTGATTCTGAAGAAGAAAAAAGTGAAGTGGAAACGTTTCCACCTACCAAGTCGCAAGACGAGGGAGCGAATCCACCCCAAGAAAGTTCTAAAGAAGAAGGGGTGGGGGGTAAAAATAATTGGGAAGAAGAGAAAAGTAAGAATATAGAAACACCCCCCCATGCGAATTGGAAAGAAAAGGGGTAGGGGGTATATATATGGGAAAAGAAGAGTTAGCGGCTATACAGGTTCTTAGGTATTTGCTTAAGAATGATAAGGAGGCGCTGCTCCGTGTCATGAGTTCGATTAAGCGGGCGATATGGGAGGAGGAATCTAAATGTCTGGCGGACAGAGTAATAGAGAAAGCCAAGAAATGATCCAGAAGATCAATGACCTGATTACGATTCGGAGTTCTTACCCTAATGATTCTAGGGGTTATCTGGCACTAGACTGGGCGATCAAAAACCTAGCGATAGCGCACGATGCCTACGTCCTCACGGGTAAACCTATGGTTGTAGACAAAAGCTGGGAGCCAGGACTGTGACGCCCAGACAACAGGACATCTATCTGGTAATCGAGATGTGGTGGAAGAAGTACGGATATAGTCCGTCTATAGATGAGATCATGATGGTCTCCAAAGACAGGAGTCGTAGTAACGTCTCTAGACTGATTAACGAACTCGTAAAAATCGGCGCCTGTAAAAAGATACCGAATAAGCGCAGGACACTACGTCCATCTGGGATTAAGTTTAGAAACCTAAGTGACCTTATAGATGAATAAGCTCGAAAAGCTCATTTCTCAAGCTCCTCCAGAAGAACAAGAGGAGTTGTTAAAGACCGCCCTAGAATATAAAGACTCGGTCATGCGGGAGAAAGCGACTAAGAACTTCCTGCCGTTTGTGAAACAGATGTGGCCTAGCTTCGTAGACGGCAGACACCACAAAGTCATGGCGAAAAAATTTGAGGAGATCGCAGATGGAAAGATCAAACGTCTTATTGTTAATATGCCTCCTCGCCATACTAAGTCTGAGTTTGCCTCCTTTCTTCTTCCTGCCTGGTTTCTAGGAAAATACCCCAATAAGAAGATCATCCAGTGTTCTAATACAGCGGAACTGGCGGTCGGATTCGGACGAAAGGTCAGGAACTTAGTGGGTTCTGAGATTTATTCCACCGTATTTCCAAATGTTGGACTGAAACAGGACTCCAAAGCTGCGGGTCGCTGGAACACGAATCATGGTGGGGAGTATTTCGCTATCGGTGTCGGGGGTACGGTCACTGGTAAAGGTGCGGATCTACTGATTATTGACGATCCACACTCCGAACAAGAGGCTGCTATCGCTTCTACGAACCCAGAAGTCTACGATAAAGTCTTTGAGTGGTACTCCTCAGGCCCACGTCAGCGTCTCCAGCCAGGCGGAAGCATCGTTGTGGTGATGACACGCTGGGCAAAACGGGATTTAACGGGAAGAATCGTCCAGAGTTGGATCGACAAAGACGGAGAAGAGTGGGAAATCATCGATTTTCCAGCAATTCTTCCATCTGGAAACCCACTATGGCCTGAATTTTGGAGTATTGAAGAGCTAGAAGCCCTGAAATTAGAGCTTCCTCTCTCGAAATGGAACGCTCAGTACCAACAACAACCGACTTCTGAGGAAGGCGCCATCGTAAAACGGGAATGGTGGAAGATCTGGGAGAAAGAAAACCCACCTCCCTGCGATTTTGTCATCCAATCTTGGGATACGGCCTTCACAAAAAACGAAAGAAGCGACTATTCTGCGTGTACGACATGGGGAGTTTTCTATATGAACGAAAACGAGAACGATCCCCACGTAATTTTGTTAGATGCTTTCAAAGAACGCATGGAATTTCCTGAATTAAAGGAAAGAGCCTACCGACATTACATGGAATGGGAGCCAGACGCATTCGTTGTCGAGGCAAAAGCAGCAGGTTCCCCACTAATCTATGAATTAAGACAGCGAGGAATACCAGTTCAAGAGTTTACGCCTACTCGTGGTAATGATAAGATTGCTCGTATTAATTCTGTGTCAGATCTGTTTGCCTCTGGGAAAGTGTGGGCGCCAGCGACACGGTGGGCGGAGGAAGTAATAGAAGAGATGGCGGCATTTCCAAACTCAGATCACGATGACTTAGTGGACTCTAGTACACAAGCATTGATTCGGTTTAGGAAAGGCGGGTTTATTCGTCTAGATACAGACGAACAAGACGAGCCACAGTTATTTAGACGCAAAATGGCTTACTACTAAGGAATATTATGTCAATCGAAAAAAGTCTATATCAAGCCCCAGTTGGGATTGCCGAAGAAGTATTAAATGCCCCACCAGAAATTGAGATTGAGATCGAAGACCCAGAATCCGTAACGATCGGCATCGATGGTCTTGAAATAGAAATCGAAAAAGAAAAAGAATCCGATGACGATTTTGACGCCAACCTAGCCGAGTACATGGATGGCGGAGAATTAGCTCAGTTAGCTGGGGATTTAATCAGTGACTTTGGCGATGACATTGCCTCCCGTAAAGACTGGATGCAAACCTATGTCGATGGTCTAGAACTACTCGGTATGAAAATCGAAGAACGTTCTGAACCATGGGAAGGAGCTTGCGGAGTCTACCACCCACTCCTCTCAGAAGCACTCGTGAAGTTCCAAGCCGAGACCATCATGGAGACTTTCCCAGCCCAAGGTCCCGTAAGAACAACGATCATTGGAAAAGAAACACCAGAGATTAAAGACGCTGCCCAGCGAGTTCAAGATGATATGAACTACCAGCTGACAGACGTTATGAGTGAGTTCCGCCCAGAACACGAGCGCATGATCTGGGGATTAGGGCTTGCGGGTAATGCCTTTAAGAAAGTCTATTACGATCCTGCCCTAGAAAGACAGGTATCTATGTTTATTCCCGCAGAGGACGTAGTCGTTCCTTACGGAGTATCTAGTCTTCAGTCTTCTCCCCGTGTAACACACGTCATGAGAAAGACGGAGAACGAAATCAAAA